AAAATTATAAGAACGGCTTCATCTTTCCAGTCCGATTGTCTAGCTTCTAACAATTTACCCTGGTACTGTTCCTCACCTTGGGCCATTTTTCTAGCATGCATCATTTGTGCATCAGCCATTAACATTTTAGTCTCTTGACGCTTCTTGAATATGTGCGTACCTGCTTGTGCCGCTAATTTTATCGCGCTTAACCACATAATATTTCTCCTGTCTTCGTTGACTCATAAATTCTATCATTTTATCCATTATTTGGAAAGCCCTGTAGCCGTTCTGCCTCCATCTCCAAGTAGGTGTGTGATGTGGTTTTCTTACTTTACAAGAAAATAGTTGACCACCAAACATATCTACAAATTTCAAGAGGGTATCTTTGTCTGTCATCTCGATTGTACAGGCAAATTCTTTTTTTCTACCTTTTCCTTTTGACCAAATGCCAAAACTTCCTTCTCCATCAAATATCCCAGCAAGAAAAAGTAATTTAGACTCTACTGAGAGACTTTCGTATGAGTTTTTTAGTGTTTTTTTTGACACTTTTAAACTCCTTTCGTTTTAGTCCTTGTGGGTTTGGTCCTCTTTTTGGTGGTGGCCCTGATTTTACACCTCCACTCAATCCTTTTTGATTATTTTTTTTCAAGTTTCTGTCTCGCTATGTCTAATCTATCTTCAGATTGCTCATCTTGTTGTGCAAGTCTATCATAATCATATTCTAAACGTGCAGCAGCTCTCTCATTTTCTTGATCTGCTCTAAATTTTGTTTCTTCAGCTTTTCTTTGTAAATCCATAGCTCGTAAATCAATTTCTTGTTGTTTAATTCTAACAAGTGGGTCTTGTTTAGCTGCATTTGCCTCTGTTTCTGTTTGTGCAAGCTCTTGAGTTATCTTTGCAGCTACTTTTGCAACCTCAGCTTCAAACATTATACTAAATTGTTGTGGATCCTGTTGAGCTAGTTGTTGCATTTGTGGATTTTCCATCATTAATGAATTAACTTCTGCTTTAGCCTTGTATGAAACGTGATCAGAAATGTGTGATTGCAACAAAGCGTATACTTGTGGATTAATTTGTACCATTCGTGTTGCCATAAATGCCATGTGAGCAGCAATATGTGCATCGTGATCTTGAAACTCGAAAGCTGTTAACAGTTTCATTTGTAAAGCACGTGCATTTTCTTTTGCAGGATCTAAAGGTTCAGGTTGTTTTGGTGGTGGTTTAAGTAAAGCTTCGATTTGTTTTGTTCCTAATGCCTCATAAACACGTCTGTATGCTTCGTGTATGTTGTGTAACTGTGGGTTTGATTGTGCAATTTGCAATTGTGATTGAGCAAGTGTTACTCTTTGAGCCATGCTCATGATATTTGGATCTGCAACAGGTAAAATATCTACTCTGTTATCAAAATCTAATTGTTTTATTTCTCTAGGGCCACCATAAACATCATATGGATACACTGGTGGTAAAGATTCTCCACAAATTCTTGCTAAAATTTTAAATTCTAAACGCATTGCATAGTAACATCGTTTGTGAACACCACTCATAACACGTGAACCACGCTCCATGAGTGCCATTGTTGTGCCAACTGCTCT